GTGGTGAAGCTGCTCTGGCCCGCATAGGCTGCTGTGTTCTCGGTCTCGAAGCTGATGTCACCAACAGACTCCAGCACGATAGACCGTATGATGGTGCGCAGGTTCACGCCTATAAATACCTTCTCACATGTCGGTCTCTGTTCCGTGCGGGTTAGGACCCACGGGAACCTTGAAGACGTACTCGCCATGCCTGTTGGTGGAGTACCAGCATTTCTCCCAGAACACCTTGTTGCGTTTGAGCGCCTCGATTATCTCGTCATGACCAGACCACCCGTCCACCAACAAGGTGTATGTGATGTTGCCCAGCAGGTCACGCTCGTCATCACACTGGAATCCGGTCTTCCATTTCCAGCCTTCCTTTGCCATGGTGAGCAGCTTTCTGGGGTCGCCGATGAACTCCGATATGAGATCTAGGTCTATCGTGTTGTCCAATTCCTTTTTCATGTATACCCAAGCTTTTTTGCCACTATTGAGACGTATCATGGTACGAGCATAAGCGGGTGTCTCGTACTCATCCAGTATGGACAACTCCTCTTTGTTGATGACCGTGACGTACCCATCCACGCGATGGGACATGGTGGACATCACCAGAGCGGGGTACTCCACACCATCTATTATTACGTCCTCCATTTCATAGCCGTTCACGCTGTCAGGGACAACGTAATCCAAGGCGCGGCCAAGCAGGGCCCTCCTTTTGTCGGGGTCCACCAAGGTGCCATACACGAACAATTCGGTGAAATACACCTTACCCCTTGCTCAGCGCTGGAACAGGAATCGAGGCCGTGGCGGCCTTCACCGCATACATGCAGGCCGTCTCATAGTCGGTCTGGGCTACAGCACAAAGGCGGTTCTTCTCGCTGGGGCCACCATTGTAAGGCTCTTTCAGTTCCTCGCAAAGATTGATAAGTTCAGCGCTCTTCTGCTTGATCCTGTCAACGATGCTCTCAGCACTGGGGTTGAATGTTACTCGTACACGTTGTTCACCGATGGTCATGTTATCCATTGACATTGCTATTTATGATAGCATTCAATATACTCTGACATGATCACAAAAGAAAAGCTCATGACCGCTGCGGTGGTCGTTCTCGGATTGGCCGCCATCTACTTCTTCACCAAGAGCTTCGGCACTATCGTGTTGATGTTGGGCTCCGGAGTGGGCGGATGGTATTTGAAGAGCAGGTACGGGAAGAAAGTCGAAGAGGTGATCGACAACGCGAAGAAGTGAACGGACCTCACACGAGGCTCCACCGCGTGAAGTCACTGGCTGGCATTGGCTTGTGCCAATATGGGCTATGGAAGTGGTCCGACTCCAGTTCATAGTACTCCCGATCGGCGTTGTCCAAAAGATAACCTAGTTTGGTGTCGCCGTTCATCGACTCCAACAGCACATCCCTCTTGTGTGGCGGAAGGTGGCTCATGCCGAACCATCGTGTTTTCTTGACCTTTCCGATGATGCTTTTGCGATGGACCACGATCTCCATGCCATCGTAGCTCATCATTATGGTGTCGGGTACGGGCCCCGCACCAACCAGCTTGCCAACACGTGAAATACCATTGTCATCCTTGAAAATGACCTGTTTTCCCGTGGTTGATGTCATCATCTTCACGAACTTGCTCTTTTTCATTCAGTTGGAGTATGAAAGACCGTAGGGCGAACTTACGTGGTCCTATTTAGGGTAAATAGGACTCATATGGCCACAGCGAACGCTAACTACAAGATCGTCACACTTACTGGCGGAACCAATGGTCCATACGGAGAAGCGACTGGTGCCACCGTGGTGCATGAGGTCTATTGCATAGCCAACGGATCGGTCACCATATTCGCCCTTGGTGGCGGCTCCATGACCACCACGTTGACCGCCAACCAGAGCATCAGCGTGCTCTGCGGAAGGATAGTGGTGAACTCAGGGACATTCGTAGGATTCTCACCCAACAACATGGGGATTAACGGCATAACCAAACGCTTCATCTGATGAGTTGTGAGATCATAGGGTGCCTCAGTGGCGTCACCGACGAGCAGAAGACCGCCATCATCAATAGGGTGCGCCGTGGATTCGGAGCGCCCATCGTAAAAGTAGAGCTTGAGGACGAACAGATAGAATCTGAACTGTGTACCTCCATACAGGAGTACTCCAGCTACATCAATGATTGGTTCCTGCGCAATCGCCTTGGAGAGATGCTCGGACTGCCCAGCGAGATCGACTTCACGCTGAAGTATGTGGCGAACACGCTCTATTGGGAGCAGAGCTTCCAGAACCACGTATCGGAACAGATGGGCATGGGTGCTCACGGCACGCGTGAGATGAAATTGGGATCGATCCCGCTCACTGGTGGAACACAGGACTATCTCGTGCCTGCCGGACGTGAGATCAACGAGGTGCTTTGGTACACTCCGTCTTTCATCAACCTTTTCGGTCTCGATCCACACAGCAATACCAACATCGCGTTCAGCGAGTTCGGAGCATCATTCGCCGGGCACACGCTGTATCATGTCATGCCGGTCTTCGACACCATCCTCACGGCGCAGGCGGCCGAACTGAGGAACAGGGTTCGAGGCTCGGAATACTCCTATTCGATCCATGCGGGACCAGATGGTCAAAGGAAGGTCAGATTGTACCCTATCCCCAGAAGCAACAACGGAAATACGGCCGCCAGCTTGGGCATCGGCAGTGCCGCCACTACTCCGGGAACCGTTTTCTACTACTACTACGATAGGCCGGGCTTCTATGGGAACCCGTTGTTCTCTGGCACATCAGCCAACCCCGGCTACACCGCCACCACCGAATATGGCAATGGATTGGTAGCAACGCCTGCCGACGCCAAATTGCAGTTCATCTCGTACGCTCAGATGAACTCAGTGGCCCAGAACTGGGTCTACAACTACGCGTTCGCCAGATGTGCATTGGTCCTGTCGTTCATCCGTGGAAAATTCAGCGAAGTCCCCATTCCGGGCGACAAGGTAACGCTGAACGCCGATGCTCTACAGACATACTTCACATCGCAGCAAGAAAGGCTCTTCAAGAAGCTGGAGGATGACCTTGAACAGTACTCGTACCAGAAGATCATGGAGAACAGGGCCGCTGTGGAGGAATCCATCAGCAAGCGCCTAGGATACACTCCAATGGGCATATACGTTGACTGATGGACATCAATGAGATACAGGGTCAGCCACAGGAGCAGAGCGACCACGAGCACAAGCCGAAAGGCATTGAACTCTTCTTGGGAGAAGAGGATGTCGCCTTCTTGTCATCGGTAGGACGTGAATTGACCGAAGGATGGCTCAAGGAGAGTTTTATCCTGTACCGTATCGACATGAAGAAGACCGTGCCGGACTTCTATGGAGAATCCCAGAAGAAGGTCTACAAGGAGCCTGTTCAGATCTACGGAAGGCTGGATATCGAATCCACCGGGGTCGGACAGCAGGTGCCGGGAGGTATCATGAAGCGTGGCGTCGGAACCATGACGGCCCACATCTATCTGGAACACCTCGTGGAGGTGGGATTGCTTTTGAAGCGGGATGGTCAACATGTACAGCTTGATATGAAGGTCGGCGACTTCTTGATGTTCAAGGGCCAGTATTTCGAGATCAAGGACGATGGCTTCTCACAGTTGAACAACGAGTACTCATACGGAGGAGACAGAAGGTTCTACGTCAGTGTCAAGGCCATCGAAGTGGACGAGGACAAGTTCAAGGCCCGCTGATCCGATTTCGCGCGTTGTGCTCTACAAGGTCTTTTTTGAGTACCGGGATTTTGGAGGGGTGGGACTTGCGAAGTAGGGAAAACTCTTGCCTTAGCAAGAGAAAATCGAGACCCCCTTTCCCCCAAGCGTCAAAAAGTGACAGCTTGGAGTGTTGGCTCGATCTTACCCCACGACGCGACTTGCGCATGCAGTGTAAATCTCCTTCGCTGATCCAGACCCCCTAGAAGAGAAACAGCTTGATGAAGGAGCAAAAGCTGGTGCAAGTATAGCGGATCTTTCTCAGATAGCAAGTCCTATTTAGAAAGAGACATCCATCCATGAGCATCACCGACAACATTGGGTCCCAACTGGACAAGCAGTTTGAGAACAGCAACTATCTGCCTCAACGGCTTGAGATATTGGACTTTGACAAGGCTCTCTTCGACTACTTCGTAGGACTGAACTTCTCTCTTGTGGATTCCAATGATAACATGCGGACCGTGCCGGTGATCAAGGTGACACAGGAACTTTGGGCCGAACGCAAGCAGTATTGGCAGAACATGACCAACGAGCAAGGGGAGGAGATATCCAGACCCCTCATCGCGTTCTATCGGAAAGGAGTGAAGCAAGGTACCTCCCCGTTGAAGCGGACCATCCCTGTTCGGAGGAAGTTCACCTATGTGAAGGTGCCCAAGTTCAACGGGACCACCAAGGGGTACGATATCTACAAGATACCGCAGCCCGCATACGTGGACATCGAGTATGAGATCAGGTTCGTGTCTTCCTACATGATGCATGTGAACAAGTTCTACGAGAAGATGATGCTCACCTATAGTGACCGTCAGGCTTACATGACAGTGAACGGACACCAGATAAGGAGCATCATGAACGATCCATCGGAGGATAATCAGGTGGACCTCGATGATGAGAGGATATATCAGGTGTCCTTCCCCATCACGGTGTTCGGCAAGCTCGTGGACCCAACGGAATTCGAGAAGCACAATGCCGTGACTAGGGTCTCTGTCAAAATAACCGAAAGCAGAGACTGACAGCCGATTTGATGCTATTTACCTAAGAACAAAACCAACCAAGATATGAAAGTCACCAACAATAGGGCGAAGTCTGCCACTGTGTTCTACAAGATACAGGGTAAGATGAAGAAGGTGAAGTTGAAGCCATTCGAGAGTCTGAGCATTGCTGAGCTTACGGACGTCAATGCTATCAAGAACAGCATGACGATAACCAATTTCACCACAGCGCAGCTTTTGACGCTGACGGGAACCACACAGAGTGCCACGACGTTCACCATCGCGAACCCATACAACGATACTCGCTCGGTGAGCAAGCAGGAATGGGTGTCCAGCGGTGAGACATCAGGCAATACGTTCTCACGTCGCAAGATATCTGTTGAAAAGCAGGTGAAGGGGCGCTTCGAGATCAAGTACAACTGATAACAACAACATCGTTGTGATAGAGGCCGCATTCCTTCTAACACAATGGACTGAATGGAACGCGGGGGTCCCCAAAAGACACCCCGCGTTCCTTTTTCGGGAAAGACCAGAAATGCTCAGATGTCCTGAAAAAATGCTCCTATTTATGAGCAACATGATCGCGAGCCGATTGTGTAGGAGGGTCAGAACCAACCAAAAGAAAACCAGCAAATAAGATATGGCAACCGTATTCATCTCACCCGGTGTCTATACCACGGAACAGGATTTTACCGCCTTTGCCTCGCGCATCGGTGTGACGAAGTTGGCTGTCGTAGGTAAGTTCCCCAAGGGTCCCGCTTTCGAAGCGATCAAGATCTCAACCGCCGATGAGAACGTACTCCGTTTCGGAGGTACCGACTACAGGTATCCAGCAACCTACATCACTGACGCCTTCTTGACCCAGTCAAGCGAGTTGTTCGTGAGCCGCGTTCTCGGTAAGCAAGGGTTCACCAATACGCCTGCGTGGCTGTTGGTGGCTGACTTCTCCGCCAACACCATCACTGGTTCGAAGTCCGGTACCACGCTCGCTGTTATCCGCTCAAAGGCCGACAACAATGGAGTTCCATACTTCAGCGCACAGACCGACCTTATCCTCGGCAACTGGGAGTTGGTTTCCGGTTCACCGCTCGCCTCTTTCGTTCTTTCGGCCACCACTGGTCCTTTGACGGCAGAGACGGTTCCTTACCTGCGCGTGTCCCTCGACGAGACAAGGACCGATTACTTGGCCAAAAACCTAGGTAAGAGCCCCGAAGTGCTCGCTGGCACGACCAACCTGTACGTGGAGAGCATTTTCCCGCACTTTGTGCGTGAGGCGGCAGCGCGTGGCGAGATCAAAGGTATCTACCCAAATCTCGTGTACATCAACAACACGAACGTAGACTACGCTGACTACACTGACGAGTACACGAACGCCAAGACCCCTTGGATCGTTTCCCGCGTCATCGGCGGCACCGTGAAGAACCTCTTCAGGGTCCATACGCGCAGCGATGGTGATGCCTCCAACAAGGAGATCAAGGTTTCCATCACGAACATCGATCTGAACAACAACCTGTTCGACCTCGTTGTTCGTTACTACGACAAGAACGACTTCGACTCTTTCAATATCATCGAAAGGTTCTCAAGATTGTCTCTCGACATCAACAGCACGAGGTTCATCGAAAGGATCATCGGTTCTGTTGGAGATGAGCCTTACCCAAGAAAGTCCGGCTTCATCGAGATAGAGATGGCAGATTCATGGCCGCTGGACACTGTTCCTGCCGGTTTCCGTGGATACGAACTGCGCAGCACGACGGTTGTGGGCTCCGATGGTAACAACGTGACCATCACGCCGAACATCTACTACAAGACGGTCTACTTCAGCGGAGATTCCGTTCCAAAGACCTACTTGGGCGCATCGGAACTGGGCTACACCGGATTGACCTCAAGTGTCGTGGGCGTGCGTTACGCTGCACAGAACGTGGAACATGACATCTTCCAGTACCAAGGTGCAACCACCACTGGAAAGACCACCACGAAGGGTTTCCACATGGAGAACGGCGCTTCGGCTACGGAGTTCCAGTCCGGTAACAAGAACTCCATGACGGCTTACACCAACACCGCAGGCGCTGTTGATAAGAGCAAGCTGAAGTTCACTGTTCTGCCATACGGAGGTTTCGATGGCTGGAACAAATACAAGACCTACACATACGGCTACGAGGAATTCGCTGCCGGTGAGGACAGCAACATTCAGGTGTACAAGGACGCTATCGACCAGTTCGCGAGCGATGCTGCTGTGGACGTGAACATCATGGCTACCGCTGGCGTGGACTTCCAGAACAACGAGGAGGTCGTCAAGTACGCCCTCAATATGGTGGAAGAGCGTGCCGACCTGTTCTACATCATGGATGCCCCTCGCATCACCGTTGGTGACGTCAAGGGAACGCCTGATGAAGTGGTTGAAGCTCTTGAACTGACGGGTATTGACACCAGTTACGCAGCAACGTACTGGCCATGGATTCAGGTGGCTGATATCAACACCAGCCGTTACGTGTACATGGCACCGACGTTCGCGGTTGTCAGGACGATGGCCTTCACCGACAACAAGTACCACCCTTGGAACGCTCCTGCTGGTCTGATCCGTGGCGCAATGCCGAACAACGTGAACCGGGCCGACATCAAGCTCACCAAGCCCGAAAGGGACGTGCTGTACGCCGGAAGGATCAACCCGATCACCGACTCAACGCAGCAAGGTGTGCTCATCTGGGGTCAGAAGACCCTTCAGATCAAGGAGAGCGCTCTGGACCGCATCAACGTCCGCAGGCTCTTGCTACAGATCGAAAGACTTGTGGCGGCCGCATCCTTCGGACTGGTATTCGAGCAGAACGACCAGACCCTGCGTGACCAGTTCTTGGCGAAAGTGGAGCCGATGCTCTTGCAGATCCAGAACCAGCGCGGACTCACCTCCTTCAAGGTCACCATGGATTCCAGCAACAACACCCCGGAGACCATCGATAGGAACATGCTCATCGGTAAGATTCAAGTCAAGCCGACCAGAGTGGCAGAATTCATCGACCTGACCTTCCAGATCCTCCCGACCGGAGCGAACTTCGAGGAGTTCTAAGTCGAAGCATCATGAAAAGAGAAGGGGCCCATATGGGCCCCTTCGTCGTTCTGGCTGGCTCTTCTCATTTCTCATCGATGTCCAAGGTGATGGTGATAGAGACCACCTTGCCATCGAACGGTTTCATGTACTTGTAGATGAAGTCCTGCAAGCTGGTGGAGGTCAATGGAGCGCCATGCTTCGTCCCTGCTACCTCTATCACCATTTCATCCTTGGCCTCACGGACCTTGCCGATGAGGGTCTTGCCTACCTTGATGCTGTCCATGATCGTCAGTGCGTTTTGGTGTTGGAGTGATATCGTTGGCCGTGGTACGGACATGGATCGCAGTCGCATGCACGGCCTGCCTGTGGGACTTGCTTGTTGCGTTGGTGCCTGCGCGACTTCTGCACTTCGCTGATGGTGAGCGCTGTCGCTGTGGAGGCAGCGATGGTTGGAAGAGGAGAATCCTGTCCCGCTTTTTGCAGGGTGCCGACAGCCTCTCCGATGACCTGAGGCTTGACCGTGCTTTGGTATACGGCTTTGACGGTTCCGACGATGCCGCTGTTCCAGACGTCATGCCACACGCTTGTGGACTGCTGGTATGGGCAGTAACACTTGGAGTGCTTGTGGAACTTATTGGCCTCTCGCTTCTCCTTCCGGGTCATCTCCCGCGCAGAGACGGAGTCGGAGGCCTGAGGCTCGTAGTAGGTCTGGCCGAGGCAGAAGGAGCAGAGAACGATGGAAATACAGGTCAGAAGCTTGCGCATGATGATCGCTTTCTTCTATTATACGAAGGAAAGGGGTGAAATGTTTCACCCTTGTGAGTCGGAGATGCCGAAATCGGCTTGCATCTTGCTGGCCGATGGCACCTGCATGAAGCTTCCGTCGCTGAACTTCACGTTGTGGAACGTGGTGGGGAAGCGGCAGAACTCCTTGCCCAGCTTGCTTCTGGACCACACCTGAGAGGTGCGCATGTTGAAGCTGGAGCCGTCAGCGAAGGTGAAGGTCATGTATTCGCTCCACAGTTCGCCATTAAGGCCGATATCAGCCCCTCCTTTGCTGTCGATGACCTCGCCCAGCTTCAGGGACATCTTGTTCTTCCAAGAGTTGACGATGTCGTCGGCGTAACGCTGGCCCTCGCGGTCGACAATCACTTCCCAAGTAGGAATGAGGTATTCGTTCTTGTCGGAGTAGTTCTCTTTCTTCTGGAAGAACATCCACAGTGCGGCATGCACTTGATGGTAGTGATTTCTAGCGGCGCGACCTTCGCGGCTGGTGTCCATGTAGCCGGGGTCTTTCAGGTTGAACACTCCATCAGTGAAGTATCCTTTCACCTCGCTGGTCCGGTGTCCAACGTACCGCTCCTTCAGTTTCATGTGGAAGCCATCGCCTATCTTGTCGAGAGCAGCCTTCAGCACCGGGTTGTTGAACCCCCGCTGGATCTTGGCGGTCAGAGCATCCTTCTTGGTCTGGCGCTCTGCCTTGCGGGCATCGATGGCCGCGCGCTCGCGCTGTTTCATTTCGCGCGATATTTCCGCGTCACGCTCGTGCTTCATATCGAACAGGACGCTCAGAAGAGTCTCTCCATCAAAGGTCTCTGTGCGGTCACGCAAGCCTTCGATGTGGTCTGTTGGATAGCTCTTGCCGGAAAGTTCACGTTGGGTCTTGGCATTGTCCAAGAACGCGATGTATCGTTGGACATCAGGGTCGGCCATCTGGCGTACCTGAGCGAATCGCTTCATATTGGCCTTGGATGCCATCTCCTGTAGTGTTATACGGACGATGGCGCGCAAATGTTTCATCAATCGAAGGTAATGTCCTTGGGTATCTCGATGGTAATGAAACCTTGCTGTGGTACCGTCAGGCGTCCACCATTGGCGTATTGGAGTTGGAACTCGGCCTTGAACAGGCCGCCCTCATCAGTGTCTTCGGCCGCCCAGTTGTACTGGATGGTGCCTCCAGTCAGGGAAACGATGACAGCATCCTTCTTGGCGATCTTGTAATTGCCGGTGGAGTCCATCATGGTGAAGGTGACCCCGGTTGCACCGGTGAGGTCGAAGTGCTCGGTCTGGCCCAAACAGCCACGGTCGTAGATGTTCAAGCGAAGCGCTGGTAGCGTATCATTGCGCTTGATGGTGAAATCCGACTTGGTGAGTGGCATGGGTCAATCGCGTTCTATGGTGTACTTCAGAACATGTTTGTTGATCTCTATTCCTAGGGCAGGCTCATTGATCACCTCGAAGTCCAGTTCCCGCACGACCGCCGCTGACTGTTGCACCGCTTGGTCCGGATACCTGAACATGGTGTAGAGGCTTCTGCTGGGCGCCCCGCTCTCATAAACGACCTGCCATTCTATCTCGTACTCATGGTCACTGTCGTACAGAGAAGGAACAAGGTCGGCGTAATACACGCCGACCGTTGTGTTCACTGTTGAGGCGGTCGCCTCGACCACGGTGTTCCCCAGAGATACGTTCCGCACTATGGCCGTGAGCGATAGCGGATCCATGAGCGTGTAGGACGACGACTGAATATGATAGAAACGTCGATATACACGCAGAAGGTCTGCCATGACAGTATGCCGTAGAGCTTAGTTGCTCAGAATGCACCTGTCGGGCTGGAGCGTGACGTTGATGCGAACAACATCATCTGCTCCGTAGTCGAACTCACCGAAGTCGGCGGTAACGATCTGGCAACCGATGAGGGTCCACTTCTGCACGTCGACACCCGGTCCGTCAAGAGCCTTCAGAACGAGGTTCTTCTTGTAACCGACTGCGTATCCAGCACGGCCCGTTGAGGATTCGTAGTGGAGGTTGACCCATTCCATGACCTTCTGGGTCGTAGAGGGGCCAATGACATCGATGAAGCTGATTTCCATCTGCTGCCACACAGCGCGGCCAGCGACGAAGTTCATGCTGTTCATGTAGGGTATCTCAACCGCAGTGATGTTCAAGCTGGGCTTCTTGGCCGTTTGAACGATGAACTGGTCGATACCGATCTCTGTAGGGAATTCCAGAGCGAATCGATTCTGCAAGAGAGGCTCTTGGTCGATTGGCACTGGGCGGAACATATCTGCCATAGGTCAGTGATTTGGTTTCTTCTAAATATGCCGGTGAAACTTTTTTGATGGCATGCTATCTTCTATTTATCTCAAAGCCCCGGAATGTCATCATATATCAGGCCCGCCCCCTCCCATAGTGGTCTTACCGCACTCTTCGGGGGCAACGACAAAACAGGAGAATACTACCACCTTACGCCGCAGCAGCACGCGTTCGTCGGTCCATTGTCCTCCGGGTCCACTTCGGTGTCAGCCACCACGTTCTATAGCGGCTCTTCCGAACTTGGTGGATTACTGTCGTTCAATGGCGTATTGAGCGTCTCGCCCGGACTCAACGCCTATACGGGAGGCACGCTTACCCGTCCCATATTGGGGTTGCTCGGTGACGTGGTACTAACGTCCATCACTTCTGTTTCATTGAGCGCCCTTACTGTGCGGTTCGATGATTCATTGCTGGATGCAAGCGTCGGGAACTCGGATCAATTTTTCTACTACAAGAACGATGGATTGGTGCGCACCAATCCAGTCATGTACTATTCATCGGGTGACAGCGCCGTGTTCTCTAACGCATTCTACTCGACCATTCTATCAGCGGAAACGGTTTTCTTGAACTCTGTCGACATCACCAGTGTGTTCGCCACGAAACAGTCGATGACAGAGTTCTTGCCGAAGAGCGGGGGAACTGGAGGTCCGTATGTGCTCACGGGGACAACATCCATTATCGGCAACGCATTGCTTGGCTCTGTGACAGGAACGACTACGTCGGTTATTGGATGGTTCGCCTTCCACAACGACGTGGTGTCGATACACAACACGATACCAGCAACAGCCGTTTTGTTCAAGGACAGCGGTGCATTGCAGGTGATGACGGGCGACTCCTCTTTTTCATACAACAAGACCACGTCCGGACTTACTGCTGTAAACATAAGTGGAGCAACGCTTTATTCAGGGATCACTGAGCTATCGGTTGCCCTCAGCAACAAGTTCAACTCGGCCTATGCGCCCATCAGCGTACAGAACCAATGGGTGCAACCCGGCAACAACACCTCCACCGGAGGCACGCCCAATGCACCAAGCGTGAACTTGGTGGTGTCGCCATCGGTGTTCAATCTGATATCGTCCGGGGTCACGTATGCACCCATCATAAGTGGCGGTACGTTATACTCAGGTAACACCGACATCAGCCACTTGCTTGGTCAAGGTGGCGCGTCCACATATGTTCAGCCCGGAACCAACATCTCTACTGGCGGTACACCGTCTAGTCCAGTAGTGAGTCTGAGTACCGATATCATTGTAGACAGTGTGATTACCGATGATCTACAGGTCAATCGGTTTGCACAGTTCTCATCTGATGTTCTTTACAACAACAACGCGTATGTTCTAGGAAACATAACGTTCACAGGAGGTTCAGCGTTGTTCATTGAGGATATAGCACGCGACCAAGTTCTTCATGCCATACCTGTTGTAGGCAAGACGTATCAGAGGATAGTTGGAAATCCACAGTTCAGATACGTTCCGGAAGATGACTTCTTGACGGCTGGCAATATGTCGGCCGATACCATCACTTTCGGTTTTTCCATTCGCGATAATGGTCCTAACAGTCTTGATGGATACTTGTACACCAACCAAGGAGGCTTGTTGGTGGCCAATCAATTGTACATTGATCCATTCACCAATAGTTTTGTAGTTCCGGCCGGACTATCCGCGCAGACCTACTATTCGGGCACGAGTGAGCTTGGATCGTTGTTCGCACCGATATCGGTAACGCCAACGTATGTGCGACCGGGTATCAACACGTATACTGGAGGTACGATATCGAGGCCAGTGGTGGGTGTTGTCGGGTCTCCTGTGTTCACTGGCGTCACTTCGCAGACGATAAGTGGTACATCCATTACGGCTACGACCTTCAGTTCTGGTGCTACAGAACTGTCCGTTGCCCTGAGCAACAAGTTCAACTCAGTGTACGCTCCCATATCGGTCCAGAACCAATGGATGCAACCCGGCAATAACACCACCACTGGTGGAACTCCGAATGCACCGAGTGTGAACTTGGTGGCATCGCCATCGGTGTTCAACCTTATTTCAAGCGGAGTTACGTATGCGCCCATCATAAGTGGTGGCACACTGTATTCTGGTAACACAGATCTTAGTCATCTGCTTGGGTCTGTCGTTGGTGGATTGACGTCATATGTGCAGCCCGGAACCAATATCACTACGGGAGGTACGGCAAGCGCGCCCATAGTGCATGTAGCTGGATCGCCGGTGTTCACAGCGGTCACGGCAATTGCTCTGAGCGGCACGTCAGTCTCGGCAACCACGTTCTCCTCCGGTGCCACCGAACTCAGCGTTGCCCTTAGTAACAAGTTCAACTCAGCGTACGCTCCCATATCGGTCCAGAACCAATGGATGCAACCCGGCAACAACATCACAACCGGAGGTACACCCAATGCTCCCAGCGTGAGCTTAGTAGCTTCACCATCGGTGTTCAACTTGACCTCCTCTGGGGTGACGTTCGCTCCGACATTGAGCGGTAACACACTGTATTCCGGTGCGAGCGAATTGGGCGGGCTCATGGCACAGTTCTTTGCGCCAATCAGCGTGGTCCCAACGTATGTCCAGCCCGGCAGCAACATCACCACCGGGGGAACCGCTTCGAGACCCATTGTTCACGTCCTCGGATCGCCCACGTTCACGGGAGTCACCTCGCAGACCCTCAGCGGAACGAGCGTTTCGGCCACAACGTTCTTCAGCGGATCAACAAACATTGGGTCGATATTCTCTCCTTTCAATCACACGCACGTATCATCAGCCATAACAGATTCCACATATGGTGGAAACTACTCTGCTGATGCCGACCTTCTTCTGAAGGTGAATGCCGATGGTGGAATAAGCCTATCGTCAAGTGCTACCACTCCAGCAATTATAACATTCAACCCTTATTTTACGTCAATACAAGCCTTGTCAACAGATGGGTATGGAGTAGAGGCGGCAAGCGTCAACTTGGCCGGAGCATACATTGAGTCAATCAATGACCACGGACTTCATGTAACATCAGTAAATGGACCGGGAGCGCTTATTGTCACAACCGACGCTGGAAACATTGAAGACATACTTAATCTTCACAACAACTCAGCCACAGGACTCAACGTAAAGAATGATGGAGGTCTTCAATGGACAACTCCAACTGGAGCCGCTACAACCAGAACGAATCTTGGTATTTCTGCTTTGTTCGTGGCTCCGGGAGCAAATGCCTATACTGCCTCCACGGTTTTCAATACAATAGTAGGGGTAGTTGGTTCACCTGTATTCACGGGAGTTACGGCGCAATCCATATCGGGAACCAGCATATCAGCTACAACCTATTACAGCGGCTCCACGCCTCTGAACACGATACTTTCCTCTCTCGCTGGTGGAACCCCGACCTACGTGCAGCCCGGCAGCAACATCACCACGGGAGGCACGGCTTCTCGCCCTGTTGTTGGCGTACTCGGGAGTCCAACGTTCACCGGGGTAACCGCTCAGACCATCAGCGGAACCAGCGTCTCGGCAACAACGTTCTTCAGCGGGTCAACCAACATCGGCTCGCTCTTCGCTCCTGCATCAACGGTAGCAACTTATGTTTCTCCCGGATTCAACGCGTACACGGGCGGAACTATAACGCGTCCGATCGTCGGAGTAATCGGATCTCCCGTGTTCACGGCCGTAACCGCCTCATCCGTATCGGGAACGAGCATAAGCGCGACGACCTACTTTAGCGGGTCCACTGACATAGGTTCGTTGTTTGCCCCCGCATCATTGGTATCGACCTACGTTCAGCCCGGAACCAACATAGCCACCGGAGGAACAGCAAGTAGGCCCGTCGTTCATGTTGTCGGTTCGCCTGTGTTCACAGGAGTCACCGCTTCCAGCCTGAGCGGCACATCGGTATCGGCTACGACCTACTTCAGCGGATCGACCGAACTCGGAAGCCTGTTCGCCGGGTCGACACCGACTTATGTTCAGCCCGGACTCAACATAACCACCGGAGGAACAGCAAGTAGGCCTATTATTCATGTCATCGGCTCTCCCGTCTTCACGGCCGTAACGGCCTCTTCCATTTCCGGAACGAGCGTCAGCGCGACGACCTACTTCAGCGGCTCCACCGAACTCGGAAGCCTGTTCGCTCCTGCATCCGTTTTGGCAACAAGAGTCTCTCCCGGCGTTAATACATACACCGGAGGAACAGTCTCGAATCCGATCGTTGGTGTTATAGGTTCGCCGACGTTCACGGGTGTCACCTCACAGACCATCAGCGGAACAAGTGTTTCGGCAACGACCTATTACAGCGGATCAACGAATCTAGGTTCTCTATTCGCTCCCGCATCTGTGGTAGCAACTTTGGTTCAGCCCGGATCTAACATCGCCACGGGAGGAACAGCAAGTAGGCCTATTATTCATGTCATCGGCTCTCCTATATTCACTGCGGTTACGGCCTCTTCGATATCTGGAACGAGTGTCAGTGCGACAACATACTTCAGCGGATCGACCGAACTCGGAAGCCTGTTCGCTCCCGCATCCGTTGTTCCAACATACGTACAACCCGGAACGAACATCGTCACGGGAGGCACCGCATCGCGACCGATAGTTCATGTTCTTGGTTCTCCGATATTCACTGGGGTTACGGCTCAGTCGGTCAGTGGAACCAGCATTTCGGCAACAACGCTCTTCAGCGGAAGCACGGAACTTGGAACGCTCTTCGCCCCATCTTCGACCGTCGCTACATATGTTCAGCCGGGGGTCAACGCATATACCGGAGGCACCGCCTCTCGTCCCATTGTCGGCGTTATAGGTTCTCCAGTATTCACGGGCGTAACCGCGCAAAGCATCAGCGGCACATCAATCTCGGCCACGACGTTCTTCAGTGGTTCAGCGGAACTCGGAAGCCTGTTCGCTCCCGCATCGGTCACGGCGACTCTGGTACAACCCGGAACCAACATCGCCACGGGAGGAACTTCTTCCCGTCCGGTAGTTCACGTCATCGGTTCTCCGGTATTCACGGCCGTAACCGCATCCAGCCTGAGCGGTACATCAGTATCGGCCACGACATACTTCAGCGGCTCCACCGAACTCGGAAGCTTGTTCGCTCCGATATCCGTTGTAGCCACTAGAGTCTCTCCCGGCATTAACGCCTACACAGCGGGAACGGCCTCAAATCCGATTGTAGGCATCATCGGATCTCCGGTGTTCACGGCTGTTACTGCTTCTTCGATATCAGGCACGAGCGTATCTGGAAATACCTACTTCAGCGGAGCGACCGATCTTGGAGGTTTGTTTGCTCCCGTAAGTGTAGTACCGACTTATGTTCAGCCCGGAACCAACATAGCCACCGGAGGAACAGCCTCTCGGCCCGTCGTTCATGTTGTCGGTTCGCCTGTGTTCACGGCTGTCACGACCTCCAGCCTGAGCGGCACATCGGTATCGGCTACGACCTACTTCAGCGGAGCGACTGAACTCGGAAGCCTGTTCGCCGGGTCGACACCGACTTATGTTCAGCCCGGAACCAACATAGCCACCGGAGGAACAGCCTCTCGGCCCGTCGTTCATGTTGTCGGTTCGCCTGTGTTCACGGCTGTCACGACCTCCAGCCTGAGCGGCACATCGGTATCGGCTACGACCTACTTCAGCGGAGCGACTGAACTCGGAAGCCTGTTCGCCGGGTCGACACCGACTTATGTTCAGCCCGGACTCAACATAACCACCGGAGGGACCATTACGCGTCCTATTGTAGGGCTCCAAGGAGACATATCAGTCACATCGGTAACGGTGTCAAGCCATATAAGAGACAACGGCTCAACAACACAGGGAGGAATCTACTTCAAGGATACAGCCAGCAACAATATAATCAATAGCAACCGCCTGATATACAATCCAATCCAAGGGTTAATCACCCTGAACACTGGTTTGGCAAACGAAGGTATGTATGTATTTGACGGAGGCTTCACCGGTGTAACAATTCAGGGAAATATAATTAGTTCTGGCTCTACGAACATCCAAGACCTGTTTGCTCCGATATCGGCTTCTGCCACATACGTCCAACCCGGCAGCAACATCACAACGGGAGGAACCGATTCGAGACCCGTCGTGCATGTTGTCGGTTCTCCGGTATTCACCGGGGTCACGGCTTCTTCGGTAAGCGGAACGAGCGTCAGCGCGACGACTTACTTCAGTGGATCCACAAACATTGGTACTGTTTTTGCCGCAAAAACACACTCTCATACGGGAGGAATAACCTTCATCATGGATGGAGGTGCAAGCGTAATATCAACGGGTCAGAAGGGATATCTTATCGCTCCGTACTCGGGAATTATCACTGGTTGGACGATTGTGTCTGATGTTATTGGCAGCATAGTGGTAGACGTCTGGAAGGACACCTATGCGAACTATCCACCGACCGTGGCGGATACCATAGCTGGCTCAGAGAAGCCAACACTGTCGTCTGTAAATAAGAACAGTGACTCCAACCTGTCCACATGGACGACCCAGTTCAGTATGGGGGACATATTTACCATCAACGTCGATAGTGTATCGACTGTTACGAAAGTTACTTTGCTATTACACACCATCAAATTAGATTGATAAGATGCTCAGAGCAGTAGAACATCAGTTCAACAACCGCACGTTTGTAACATACCCCACCTATAGCGCGTCCACTACGACTCTTGGCAGGTTGATGAATGTGTACACGGGAGTTACAGCCGTCGAGAATTACGCTGGGCCGTTCAAAGTGGCCTTGGCAAGGCCCATGGAACAATCAACGCAGATACCGGGCATTTATCCGTTCGTATACAGGTGGAGCAACACCATCGATTGGGTGTTCTTGGCAGATAATGCTACGGCCGCAGCCACAAGAAGGGTAGTGTTGTACACCTACGATAGGACCACGAACGTGTTAAATTGGAGGGGGTTTGTGTTGATGACATATCCTGTTGCGACGGTACATACCATAAGGGGGTTCCGCGTAACGGTGGATGAATATACAGGAATCACTAACAGCACGGCGTCTGTGAACGGAACGGCCGTCACAGGGGTGAATACCGGATGGCAGGACGTAAGAATTGCTGTCGGTGCAAGGATAGGATTCGGAACCACCGACCCCACACAGGTGGGGACATGGTACGTCATTTCGGCCATTGGTTCGAACACCTCGATAACGTTGGCGACGAATGCTGGAGTGATATCAGCGGGCCCATTCGTGATTGAGGAAATACGCTTGATAAACGCCAACACGAACGCGACAGCAACGAACGGAGGTCTGTTCGTAACAAAGGGGGTAAACTACGATGACTTCACCATTGCTGGCACAACGATACCTGCGGCTGTTTCAACTGACAATATAAAGGCGGTATATTACCTTGGAGATAATGCCGGAACTCAGGTTAACCAAACGGCCTGTGGAATGGGATTGAGAGACAAAGAATCATGGACTGCGCATACGGCGTACGTCATTGATTCGACATCCACCCCGAGGGTATACGCCTATAATCTGAGGGCATCATTGACGGGATTCGCCTCAGGCAAATCCGGCTCCGCCATTCTATTCTCTACCGGAACACAGGCAGTCACCGGTGCGCTCACGCAGACCAACAACGGTCGAATCGCGACATTGACCCATGGACCTGCGGCCGGAATAGAATCGCTTTATTTCGTGACGGCAGCACGTGTGAACCGAGCTTCCATTTCTGGCATTACCGTGGGAAGCACAACATGGGTGTCGGACACCATGGTTGAAATACCTCCCGGAAGCACCTCGACCTTCCCCGCCACGGGTGCGTTCGGTAATGTGGAACCAACAGGTTACATCGATCGGCTATTGGTCCACTCAACAGGAGCGGCAGGGGCCAGAAGCTACATTACAAAGTATAATACCGTCTCGGACCCGTTCGATCAGATTTTCATGATCGATAATAAGCAGATAGATCAGACTTTGGCCGACCCAGACCTACCGCCAATGCCATCCATAAACGCATCTCCGTTCTCATCTTGGATAGAGGGAGGTCTCATGTATGCCACGAGGATAGGTACAACGGCCATCCTTAATCAGTTGTGGGCATTCCCTATCGGGTCGGATTGGGACTATGCCGATGCTACAGGAGAGAGGTTGATCACCCCGGAATTGTTGACCCCTAACGTCAGCAGGTTCAAGCGGGTGTATTGCAACCATACAAACATGCTTGGGGATTCAAACTACGGTATTCCACCCGAGCCGTTCAGGATGTACTATAGAACGGCCGGGATAAGCGACAACTCGGGAGGATGGACCCTGCTTGATGATTCGGGCAATCTTGATGGGGTAGCAGCCGCTGCTTCCATTCAATTTTCATTTACCTTCAAGATGATCTCGAACTACTGCACACCAGCAAGGATACATAGCGTTACCGTGTTGTACGAAGACGAGACGACCGACAGCCACTATCAGCCCTCAGCGGGCCTTTCCAATCTGACTTTGAAACAGTTCGCATGGCGCCATTCAACGGCATTCGGAGGTACGGTCCCAACGCTCAGAGTACGGCTGTATGATGCCGTGGCAGGTGGAGGAACGCTTGTGGACGATGACTCAGCAACGCCTACAGGTACGTGGGAGCGCTCCACGGACGGAGGTTCGAACTGGGTGGCATATACATCGACGGACAAAGGTAATGAAACGACCTACATCCGATATACTCCTGCGAGTTTGGCCGATAACATACGCGTAAGGGCACTTTTGACGCAGGAATAACATGGCACTTTACGACATCAACCTTTCTTCGTCAGAAGACGCGGGCTTCATTCTGGAGATACCGGCCGACACTGTTGCGGCGCCCATTGACATCGCGTCCATGGATGATTATGGGATGGTGTTCGAAATTCCGGTCGTTACAGGCGGAGGAGAGTCCTTTGGTGGAGGCTTCTTCTGAGGACAGCATACATAAACTATCTTTGTTGTTATGAAGACAGTTTATGTGGATATGGATGGCGTATTGGCGGACTACGACAGTGCGGCCCAAGGCAAGACAGAGGAGGAGAAAAGAGAGAAGGGGTTCTTCGAGAACTTGAAACCCATAGAGGGTGCTGTTAGCGCCTTCATAGGGCTCTGCTGTAACTATGACGTTTACATTCTGTCCACCGCTCCGTGGTCCAACATCCATGCTCCATCCGAGAAGCGGGTGTGGGTGGAGCGGCACTTGGGTGAATTTGCCTTCAAACGCCTCATTCTCTCGCACAACAAGGGCCTGCTCAAGGGCGACTACCTTATCGACGACAGGATCGCCAACGGAGTCGATGCGTTCGAGGGAAAACACATCCACTTCGGAAGCGGCAAGTTCCCTGACTGGCCCTCGGTGATCAGATACCTCGCTCAGGACGAATGAACGAGAATGACCTGCGCTCATCAATCAGGGCTTGGAGAGATTCCTGTTACGAGTATAACCTGAACATACTCTATGCCATGTCGTTCGACGCGGACGTGAGAGAACTGCTGCGGACCCTGTCCGTCCGCCCGCGTCGCATATTGGCCCGCGTGCCAACGCATGAGCGGTTTTGCAGCAAGCAGAGTGTCATTTCTTTTCTCAAGAGAGTCGGCAGAGGAGAAAAGTGACTACATTTGTCTTCTTACAACACTTGCCATGTCAAAAACACCTTCGAACACCAAGCATAAGGCTGCACAGATCATCAAGAGCGTTGATATGGATGCTGACAACAGCATCGACTCGCAGAAGTATGGCAAGGCCAGCGTGCCGAAGGAACCTCTCAAGCATACCCATCACATATCGCCGATGATGCAGGCGGTGTTCGAGAACTTCTTCAACGTCATCAAAAACAACGAGGTCATCTCCTCCATGATGGAGATCACCAACTTGGAGTTCTACACCATCGGCAAGCTCCGCCACTGCGAGGCGTTGAAGATCTCCGATATGAACGAACACAACCGCGTGGCGATGTTCAAGTTCAAGGACAAGAGCTTCTCCTTTGCCTTCACATGGGAGAAATCGTGGGATCAGAGCATCCACTACTACGCGAACATCTCCACAAAGGAGCCCATTTCACTCAGGGGTCCAGAGGCATTCAAGTTGTTCTTCCAGATGGCCCTCGATGTGAGCGACCTCAAGGGCAAGTGCATCGACCTGAAAAAGGGCGTACACTGGGACAAGTTCGAACTGAAGAAGACGACGTTCGATGATGTCTATGTCCCTGATTCCCAGATGCACGATTGCAAGATGTTCCTCGACGTCTACGACAAGAGCGATAGCATGCTGAGGTATCTAATGGTGGGCCCTCCGGGCACGTGCAAGACGGAGATGGTGACGGCCATCGCCAACGAAGCGCAGCGCAAAGGCGTGACCATCGTGAAGATAGCCATCGACGAGCATATGGCGGACTGCGTTCAGTTCGCATCATACTTGTCCCCCGCGCTCATCTTGCTGGACGATATCGACCTGATGCTCGGAAGCAGGACCGCTGGAGGGTACTCCAAGAACCTCGGCATCTTCTTGGACGTGATGGATGGCGCCAAGAAGATATCGAAGGATGTTGGCTTCTTGGCCACCACCAATTCCAACCAGTTGCTGGACATGGCGGCTCAGCGCCCCGGACGCTTCCATCGCATCCTCAATTTCAGCAGGATCAACCGGGATAACGTCAAGAACATCATCAAGAAGTCGCTGCGACTGGAGTGCAACATTACGGACCAGAAGACCATCAGCGCGTTCGTCGATGACAAAGTGGCCTCTTTGCTCCATGGCGAGAACAAGACGGGCGCCTACATCTACAACGTGGTCCACATGCTCGTCTTGCGCGCGCAGAGCCACAATGTGGCCCCTACGGCCGATTGGTTGGAGAAGGAGATCAAGAGCGACATCGCGGCCATGGATGAACTCAAGAGGTCTTGCGTCATGAAAGACCACATGGAGAACGAGGGTGCCAGTAGAGGCATCGGGTTCTCATCGGAGACGGATGAGACGGAGGAGGTGGTATGACCGGGGAAGACCTGCCGCCTATGGGTCCGGACCTTCGCCGGAAGGAGGTCGTCAGTATCGTAGCCAACTTCCTGCAAGATAACAGGGACGAACCCTTGCTGGACGACTACGGTATGACGACAGAGGCGTTTGAGAAACTCCTTGGGCTCCTGAGGCGCAATGGGCATTGATGCCATATTTATGGGTAGTGCCATACCCAACGGGAGTAACCATATACGATACACTGGTATCGCTTGACCAGAACAATGTGGCGGTGTCCGCCACCACGTTCGACACAGTGCTGTTCAAGGACGGACAGGAATCACTGTTGTCGGTCTCTATCTCTTTGTACGACATTCCGCGCGCCCTGTTCATGGCTTCATTCGTGCCGGATGAATATGGGTCTTATCAGTTGTATGCGAAGAACAACGTGACGGATGTTGTATACATGAGCAACATTTTCGACGTGTCAACCGGCATCACCGCTCCGGCCTCAAGCATATACATCGGCATATGACGGAGCCCGGTTAAGGCTGTGCATCAGACACTTTGCTGATAGCAAAGCTATTTATAGACGCAGTTTTTCCTGCGTTTGATGCATAGAGAACCCAAAGATTGGAACGTAGCGACCGAAAAAGAGAAGTACGAGGAGTTTGTAAAGTGCGCCCTCGACCCTGTTTACTTCATCGATCGGCACGGCGTCGCATTCAATGCCGTTGTAGGAGGCTTCGGCCCCATTGAGTGCTACGAATATCAGAAGCGTGTGATCAACCAATACCTTGAGAACGCGTGGAATATAATACTGAAGTCGCGGCAAACTGGTCTGTCAGTTATCACTGCCGCATACGTCGCGTGGCGTTTGATGTTCCGCTCCAATGAGCGCATACTCATACTCGCCAACAATGGTAAGGGTGCCAAGCGATTCCTGAGCTACGTCAAGACGTTCATTGACGCATTACCCATGTTCTTGCAGCCGATGAACGGAAGCAAGGAAGGCAGGGTGAAGTGGAATGACACGAGGATAGAATTCAGCAACATGAGTTGGGCGGAGTCCGTGGCCGCATCGCCTCAGGCGGGACGCGGCGAACAGCTTTCGCTGGTTATCCTCGATGAGTTCGCCTTCGTTGAGAATGACAAGACGATATGGACCGCTATCAACTTCGCCTTGTCGATGTCCAAGGGCGATTGCATCATGATATCGACCCCGTACGGCTCTGGTAACAAGTACCACGAGAACTGGGTGGAAGCCGAAAAGGGGAAAGGTGGATTCAACCCCATCAAGGTCCACTGGACGGAGAACCCAGTTTGTAACAAGGGACTTCGACAGACCATTGAGAAGGGAAAGATGGTGTTCTGGAGCCCTTGGTATGAGGACCAGAGGCAGAAGATGAACCACGACTCGGTGCTCATAGCACAAGAGCTTGATCTCTCATTCTTGGGGTCCAAGCTCTTGGCGGTGGACGAGACCATACTGAGCGATTATAGAGAGAAGATCAACAAGAACTCTCCTGTGGAGTGGTATTTCGACCACACCGCTTGCGCGTTCACGCAGTTGAAGAACGAGTTCTGGGTGTGGAAGCGGCCCGAAGTACGCGTGAGCCCCGATGGTACAAGAACCCCTGTCAAGTACATCGTGAGCGCTGACGTTGCACGAGGTGACGGAAAGGACTACAGCGCCATACAGGTGATACAGGTCGATACGCTCGAACAGGTGGCGGAGTACCAAGGCAAAATAGACCCCGACCTGTTCGCCAATATGATATACGCCATCGGAGCGGCCTACAACACGGCCTTCGTGGTGGTGGAGGGCAACTCCTTCGGACTCGCCACCACCTACAAGCTGACGCGGAACCTACAGTACGATAAGAACCAGATATTCTACAGCAAGAGCACCAAGAAGATCCACGTGAGACCGTCCGGATATGAGGACTACGTGGTCGATGAGGACGAGAAGATACCCGGATTCCAGACCACCTTCCAGTCGAAGGTGATGGTGGTGGACGCCATACGCAGGTCCATGAGAGAGGGGTCGGTGAAGATCAACTCGGTCCGCTTGCTCAACGAGTTCAACACATGGGTGATGGAGAACGTCTCCAAGGACAAGGTCGTGGCCGAGGCCGAATCGGGCTATAACGATGACCTCATCATGGCTTTGGGTATAGGCCTGTACATCCGCGAGACCGAATACGCGAACATAGTGGTCAATCGCGAGTTGACCAAGTCCATGCTCGACGCTTTCTCCACGTCTTCCTCTCCTATGTACGGGAAACAGATGTCGCCCGAGGAAAAGAGGAACGAGGAACAAAAGAATCGCGATGCCAAGAACAAGAACCGTGGCCTGTTCTACTTCAGGGACGGACAGGATGTCGATGGAGAGGACGACCCAAACGACCTATCGTGGCTGATGGGTTGATTTTCCCTTCGATAGCTCAAGAACTATATTACTATCATGGCAGAGAACAATAAGGATCAGAACATCTTCATAGGTCTTCTGAATGCTATAAATCCGCAGAAGAGCGCGAGGCAGGAGGACCCACAGAAGAACGTTCCGCAGCAATTCGACCCGCGCGGCGCCACAAGCCGCGAGGATGTGCAACAGAAGTGGTTGGACTGGCAGGTCCAAAAGCTCGATAAGGACCTGTATTCGCGTCCGATATACTTCGACTCCGACCGTATCAGCGCCTATCAGGACTATCGTGCCATGGACCATTCTCCAGAGGTCCGTCAGGCCTTGAATATCATGCGCGACGAGTGCCTCACACCCAATGAATACGGAGAGATACTTCAGGTGTACTCCGATCAGGAGCGGGTAAAGGAGGCATTGACGGAACTGTTCGGCAACAGGCTCAATGTCAACTACATGCTCAAGCTGTGGATACGCGAACTACTCAAGTATGGCGATCACTTCGTGCTCTTGGAGATAGACAAGGACAAGGGTGTTGTTGGTCTGAGGAATCTGCCCACATCCGAGATACACCGGGAAGAGAACTACAACAATGGGCCCGATGTAGTCAGGTTCCGCGATGATGTCAGGAGCACCTATTACACGGAGTGGCAAGTGGCGCACTTCCGGTTGATGGAGGACAGCGAGCGTCTTCCGTACGGAAGGTCCATATTGGACGCGGCGCGCAAGACATGGAAGCAATTACAATTGGCCGAAGACGCCCTGTTGGTCTATCGTATCACACGTGCTCCCGACAGGAGGGTGTTCTACATCGAAGTTGGCAACCTTGCCCCGGACGAGATAGGTCCGTTCATTCAAGCCATGCAACGATCTGTGAAGAAAGCCCCTGTTGCGGATCCGCGCAACGGCAACAAGGAATTCAAATACAACCCACAGAACGTATCGGAGGATTACTTCCTTCCTGTGCGCGGTGAGCACCACTCGCGCATCGATACCCTGCCCGGAGCCTGCTTGGCGCTTGACACCAAGATTCGCTTGCTTGATGGAAGATCGCTGATGTTGAACGACATCATCAAGGAACATGAATCCGGTAAGGAGTTATGGTCTTACTCCATCAACCCCAAGACTGGTGAGATGGTTCCGGGCAAGATCACATGGGCTGGTGTGACCCGAAAGGATACGCAGGTGGTGAAGTTGACGCTTGATAATGGTGAGTCGTTCATTTGCACTCCTGATCACAAGTTTCCTACCAAGTTCAACGGCAAGAAAGAGGCAAAAGACCTGTTGGGTGAATCGTTGTGGAGTTTCAATACGAAGAAAGAGCCGATATTCAAGAACAAACCAAAGGCCAAGGATTATGAAAAGATCTATGACCATTCAACCAACGAGTGGGTATTCACACACCAAATGGTTGGGAGGTACTTCAAGTCACTAGGAAAACACAATGAGCATGTTTTTTTGGAGAGTGAGAAAAGCAAGCAGAAGAACGTAATCCACCATTATGACTTCAATAGGTTCAACAATCAGCCTTCCAACTTGAAGTTCATGTCTTATCATGACCACGTCATGCTTCACCAGTCTATGTGGGCGAATCATGAAGACGCGAGGATTGTTGGAAGAAAAGAATATTGGTCAAACCTTAGCCAAGATGAGCTTGACAATAAGCTTCGTGTGGCGAAGGAAAATCTTTCAAGGGCAACTCCCGCTTTGCAGGAGTTGATGAAGAACGACGGCTTCAAGAAGAGGTTCTATGAGAAAACATCGAAGGCGTTGCAGGTGAGCCAGAATGCGCCTGAATTTAGAAAGAGGCAGAGCAAGAACGTCAAGAAGCAATGGGAGGAGGGCAGCATACGCGAGGCAGTTGCGACCAAGCAGAAGCTAAAGTACACGGAGTCCATGTTGCAGTCGGTCGTCAGCATGTGCAAATCGAACCTGAATGGGGCAGAGATATTGGTGCGCATCAATGAGTCAGGATCGGCATTCATGCAGGAGTTCATGGCACTCAACGCGGGCAACAAGCAGTTGACAAAGATGAAGGGTGGTTTCACCCACAACAACCTGAACAAGATGGTTGTGTCCTTCGGCTACAAGAACTGGAGGGACTTCACCAAGAAGGTGGAATTCTTCAACCACAAAGTCGTCTCCGTCGAATGGTTGACCGACACTCAAGACACGGGAACATTGACTATAGATGGCCAAGAGCAGTACCATGATTATCACACGTTTTCCCTTGATTGTCAGGTGTTTACGTACAATAGTAATCTGGGAGATATCCAAGATATTGAGTACCTAGAGAACAAGCTCTTCTGCTCGCTCGTTGTGCCAAAGGCCTACCTGAACTTCGCCGAGGGCCTTCAGGGAGGGACCACACTCTCGCAGTCCGACATCCGTTTCGCCCGTACCATCATCGGATTCCAAGAGGTGGTGCTGATGGAGTTGCATAAGATAGCCAAGGTACACTTGTTCCTTCTTGGGTTCAAGGAGGACTATGAGAACTTCACCCTCAAGCTCAATAATCCATCCACACAGATGGAGTTGATGAAGCTTGAGATCATGAAAGCGCGTCTGGAGGTCGCCAAGGAATGGCACAGCATGGATGCGAACTCATTCGCGTCTTGGACGTGGACCATGGAGAACATCTTGTCATTTTCCAAGAACGCGATCAAGAAGATGCTCAAGCAGAAGAAGGTCGAGA